TTATTTCGTGATGTGACGCATTGTTGGGAATAATAGTACATCACGGATTGATGGTGAGTTTGTTAGAAGCATGATTAAACGGTCGATACCAATACCTAAACCACCTGTTGGCGGCATGCCATATTCCAACGCTTCTACGAAATCATTATCCATTTCGTGTGCTTCATCGTTACCAGCTTCTTTTTCAGCCAATTGCGCTTCAAAGCGTTCACGTTGATCGATTGGATCGTTTAGCTCTGTGAAAGCATTGGCGTGCTCGCGACGAACGATAAAGAGCTCGAAACGGTCCGTGAAACGCTCGTCCTCTGGATTCTTCTTAGCTAGAGGAGAAATTTCCACTGGGTGGCCGAATACAAATGTTGGCTGTACAAGTGTCTCTTCTACTTTTTGCTCGAAAAACTCATTAATAATATGACCCACCTCATGTGATGGTTTAACCTCTACTCCGTGTTCATGAGCAAGTGACTGTGCTTGTTCTTTTGTCATAGTTTGCCAGAAGTCTACACCAGTGGCCTCTTTAACGGCATCTACCATATGGACACGTTTCCAACCTGCAGCCAGATTGATTTGATCTTCTCCATATTGAACTGTCGTCGTGCCAAGAACTTCTTGTGCCACATGGGCAATTAAGTTTTCTGTTAAAGACATAATATCTTTGTAATCTGCATATGCTTCATATAGTTCAATCATTGTGAATTCAGGATTGTGACGTGTTGAAATTCCTTCGTTACGGAAAACACGACCAATTTCATATACTTTTTCAAGTCCACCAACGATTAAACGTTTTAGGTGTAATTCAATAGCGATACGCATATATAGTTCCATATCAAGCGCATTATGGTGTGTAATGAATGGACGAGCTGCTGCACCACCAGCAATTGTATGAAGCATTGGCGTTTCAACTTCCAAATACCCTGCAGTATCTAAATAGTTTCGAATAGCGCGAATGATTTTAGAACGTGTAATAAACGTATTTTTGCTATCTTCATTTGTCATTAAGTCTAAGTAACGTTGACGGTAACGTTGCTCTACATCCTGTAAGCCGTGGAACTTCTCTGGCATTGGACGTAATGCCTTCGTAAGGAATGTAAATCCTTCCGCTTTTACTGAAAGCTCCCCTACTTGTGTTCGGAAGACGTTACCACGAATACCTACGATATCGCCTAAGTCAGCTTGTTTAAATAATTCGTAAGCCTCTTCGCCAACGTGATCTTGCCGTACATAAATTTGAATTTGTCCACCTAAATCTTGAATATGTGCAAAGCCAGCTTTCCCTTTACCGCGCTTAGTCATAATACGACCTGCGATAATAACCTCTTGAAGGTTTTCTTCTAGCTGTTCTTTTGTTTGATCTGCAAATTGTTCTATTACTTCTGTTGATAAATGTGTTCGTTCATAACGGCTACCAAACGGATCTTGACCATTTTCACGAATAGTCGTCATTTTTTGGCGTCTCACCAAAAGCTGATCATTTAATTCTTCTATGTTTGACACTTGTTTCACTCCTTATTAAATTGTCCGCGTTTACGTCCATCTAACACTGCGGTTTGTTCATGTATTTGATTGTAATCTGTTTCAAATATAACAATACTTTATTAGTATACAACAGAGTTTTGTTTTTTGCTGAAATTGATTGTAATTTGTTTATGGCATCATTTCGGCATCGTTTTTAAATAGCTTCCAACCAATTTATATCTATTATAGAAGAAAGTCACTCATTATTTTTAAATGAGTGACTTTTCTTTAGTTTGTAAGTGTATTAATTTCATCTTTATTGCGAATATGAACAACACCAGTTTCACTGACACGTATATTCACATCTGTAAGTTCTCTTTTTAAAATGTGTTCTATAGCATATCTAATTTCCCATTCTTTTACTTGGCCGTTTTCATTTGAAATACTTGCATGACTTGATTGTTTGTTTTCACTATGGATAACTACTGTTCCTTTACGCTCATAAACTTTAACCGTCCCTCCCATAAAACCAGAAGCGATTTTCACAACATCTACTCTTTCATTTGTTATATCCCGAAATGTTTTATTTGAAAATTTATATATTGTAGCCATGCTCATTCTCTCCCTAGGTTAAGTACTTAAACATTAATTCTTCAACTTGCGTCTTTAGTGCTTGCTTTGCGTATCTTCCCCAGCTGTTTTGACAATAACATCACTAAAGTATTCATCTATTTGAATCCACTTCACTACTTCTATTTTTTGCTTGGTAAGTATACGCTTTTTGTTGTAGTAATCGTTTCTTATATCTTTTAAAAGCCCATCAACGATATTAGTGTAGACTTTTGCCATTTTAAGGTTACCGAGCATATCGTAGTCATGTTGTAATGATTTAACTGCCATATCTAATAGGATAAATTCGTGTAAAAGCTTGCGTTGATCTCCATTAATCATCGGCGTCAACTAATTCTGCATTTTGGATTTTATCAAATGTAATTCTTTTAATGGCCGTTTCGGTTTCCAACAACAATTCTTTCTTATTTATATCTGTTCCTGTAATTAAACCGGTCTCATCATGTAGCTGGTTATTATCCCACAAAGTAAGTGTTACAAGCTTTTTCATTACAGTTACGCGTTGAATTGTTCGTTGTAATTCCTCTAGTTCCCATTCCACTAAATCACGTTTCTTTTCATAAAATTGCTCTTGTTTCCATTCTTTTATTTGAACTAAATGCTCTGGCAGCATCATAGCGGTCCATTTCATCGTTCCACGGTCATTTAACATCATCATCACTCTCCATTAATAATCGCATTCAGAAACGTTCAAAATATCTAGGAAATGCACCTTATGAATATCCATATATTTATCTTTAATGTGAATTAATTTAGTGTTTGCATCCATATTTGTGACCATACCAGTTAGTGGTTCATCTTTTTTATATACCGAAAAAACTTTGTACTTCTGTTCTTCTTTTGCTTCAGTTAGAGCATAAGCAATTTCTTCAAGCTCAAATTCATCGCGGTCTAAATGTTTAGGTTCCTTCTTTTTAGTCTTAGTTTCCTTTTTAGCTTTAGCCATTTTCATCTCTCCTCACCAAAATAGAACATTTGTTTGTTTTATTATAGAACTAACGTTCTTTATTTGGCAACAAAAAAAGAGCAGGCTCACAAGTTTTTTTGTGATTACCTGATCTTTTTTGTGTTAACTAACATTTTGACTATTACTATTCAATTTTAACAATATAAAAATAACTAAAAAAATAATAGAGAGTCCTAATGGAGCAAGTGTCACGAAATTAATTAATGCATTATTCATCTCAAACCATTTTAGAACAGGTCCTTCTTGTTCAAATACAAAATTTGGGTTCTCCAATATAAAAGCAATTCTATTTAATAAAACTAAAAAACAAAACACGAAAAAAGATAAAACACTGCAAATTAACATAAAAAACTCTTTTAAATTCATTTTATTCATTAAAACACCCTTTTACTTTTATATTATTATGATATACTAACATTTGTAAGAAATAGAAAATATTGGGAGGTATTAGTAAAATGAGAAAAATTTCTTTACTGCTTTTTGGAATAATATTGACATTATTGGTTTATGTTCCTAGTTTAGCAGAAGCAACCGAGGTATTTCAAGATGTAGATTATGAAGTTGGTAATACACCTGCAGTAGATTTATCCGAGGATAGTACAATGTACGAAGAAGAGTCTGTTGATGAAATAACGAATAGATTTGGTCCAACCAACATTACTTATAAAATCACTGATAAGAAAGTTGTAGGTAGAGGTTGGGGTGATTTCAGAAATGGACCTACAGGTACAGGTCCAGGAACATTAAGTATTAATCATTCAACTACTCTTAATCGCGAATTTACAAATACAATATCAGGAGAGTACCCAATAGGAGAAGCTAAAATTGGAGCATCACTAGGTGTAACAATTGGTAAAGCAAAAACTTACGGGACTACCTATACAATTACTCTTGCAAAGGGCGAAAAGAAAACAATTCAATTTCAACCCAAATATGTAGTATATGAAGTAACGCAAAGAATGTACGCGAATGGAATAGCTACAAACACTTACAAAAAGGCTAATGTTGTAGTATTTGAAGACTGGGATTACAGCTGGTATTCTAACAAATAAATGTTGTCACACATTGTAGCTGTATGATTAGATTTGCTTGATAGTACTATTTAATAATGACCAAGATGGCAATTAAGCTATCTTGGTCTTTGGTATTTATAAAGTTCGTTTAACCACCGAAATTAAAAGCCCTAGAGCTTCCCCATCTGTCATTGAACCTACTTTTTCGCTGTGGTCCACTTTTAAGATTCCTTGTTTATGAGCATCTTTCAGCAATGTTTTCAAATCGTCTTTAGCTGTTGATGTAAGTGTATTCACTTTTGGTTCCTCCTTTGGTTGTGTTGGTGTTGTTGGCTTCATAGCCTGTTCAATTCGTTTCAAGAAGCTATTCCAGCGACCCTCCACTCTTATGCGGTGCGGGCAATTCTTTTGGGACCAATAAAAATGTTGTTTCACTCTGTCTATGCCCCAACCATACCGTTTCAAAAGTTGAGCAATGTACTGTACTGCATTTTCTTCTGCAGCTGTATAGAGGGCACCACCACTTTTGCTGTAGCATATTTCAATACCGATTGATTGACGGTTACCAGCGCCTTGCCCATCGCCACAATGCCAAGCATTACGATTAAACGGAATACCTTGTATAACTTCTTTGTCATCCACAGCAATATGATAAGATACCTCGTTGTTGTTACTTAACATGTATTTAATTTCATTTGCTGCAGAAGCATCATTAGCCGTGTTGTGTACTGTGATAAACTGCGGTGTCATTCCGTATGGAGCTTTGATTCCGTACTTGCTGGATGGTAATAGGTTTTGTTTAAATGCGTAAGTCATTACAGCTCACCATCCTTTGGTTTGTCATATTTAAGTGCTTGAGTACTGTCAGATGCCCCTTGTGTCGTTGGGTCGATAATAATACCAAGTAGGCCTAGAATGCTTAGAACCGTTTCGGAAATAGCTGTAACTTGATTGTTGTAAATCGTAATATCGACATGAAAAATGCCCGCTATTTGATTAGCGAGCACGATAAGTAATGCAATTAATGACACCCAAAATTGTTTGTGTTGTAAACGTACTTTCCAGTTAATTCTCATATCAATATATCCTCCTAAAAAATGTGTTTTTCCATACGGTCCATACGCCCTTCAAGAGACGTTAAACTTTTACTGATTTCTTGCATTGCATTGGCTTGCTTTCCTTGCGCTACTGTTAAAGCTTCTAAATTATCAATCAGTTTTTGTTCACGCTTGGCCGAATTCCAAAAAACATAAACCACTAAACAAATACACAAAATCGACCAGACTACTTGTGAATTTGCTATCTGACTCGCTGTTGTTACTGTGGATACTGCATCCATTCCATCACCAATCCTTTGCCCTATTAAAATATAAAGCCATGAGAAGCTTCGAGAATCAGTAACATGTACCGTTATCCATCTCGATTGCTCTCATAGCGTTAAAAAATGCATAAAAAAATACACCCTAAATTGGTGTGTTTAAAACTAATGTTTATTCCACGGATTACCCTCATCATGTTCAATGCTTTTTTTACAATGATCTTTATCGACTATATCTAACAACTTACAAACAAACCTACATATCAGACAGTTTTGGTGCTTGCCCATTCTTGATGATAGTGTCTCGTCTGGATAACCGCCTAACACGGTATTTACAAATTGATCAATACTGATTAGCAAATTCCGTATATAGTGTTTTACCATACAATTGCATCCACTTCTATTATAGTTTTTGCATTCACAACTTGTTGTTCCAATGACCAGTACTTTGATTGTTGTAGCAACTTATGATTTTTTCCAGCATCGATTACATTCATAAAATCACTAGTTGTGAATACTTTTACACCTTTGTTTGTTTTCCAACTAATCTTCGATTGATCACCACTGACTATAAGGATTAATTGTTGTGTAAAATTCATTTGATCTAGCTCGTTGAAACCAAAATAAAAAGATTCACCATTCATTTCTACAGTGAACCCTTGAAAAATTGCAGTTTGACAATCAATTTTCAGTTCATTTATTTTATCAACCTTTTGTTCATTTAGAGATTTAACTTTTCTCCAACCATTTTGGGTTGTGTATTCCATCTCTTGTTTTTCTATAAGTGCACCCTCAGGCATATTTTCCATTTTACCGACATTTATAATCTCACCATCCAGCATTACAACATCTTTCAACTCTTTTATACCCATGTCAATGCCCTCCAGCCTGTATTACCAACTCCTGTTTTTTTACTGTATAATGTGCCGTTTACTTTATCTCGATATAAAGTACCGACGGATGCAATAATTACACCTTCTGGGCTTCCATTCCCAAATAGAATATCATCACTATTAGCTATTCTTTTCCATTTTGACCATCCGGTATAATCACTACTTCTGTAAAATATATTATCCGATTCTTGATATGGAGATGCTATTTGAAGTACTGATGTTTCCGAAATTGCATTTACTAGTAAAAAAAAGGACCGTAATGCATCGTTATTTGGCCTATTTTCTCCTTTGGCATGATAAAACCCGGATTTGACAATTGTGTTAAAATCGGATGTAACTTCAATTAGTTCTGCACCTAACCCAAATTTTTGAGGAAAATCAATTGCCTGTTTAACTGCTTTTGAAGTAGCAGCAAGATTTTCTGAATTACTATTTGTAGAATTAGAAAGTTGTACATGCCCTTTTTGTGATAAAGACGCATCTTTGTCCAAATGCATAGTAAGCGTTTCTTCTCTAGCCTTCATTTGGGCATCGATGATTTCCATATTGTCATTTTGGTCCTCGACATTGTAAAACTCATCAGGTAACGGCTTAATTAAATTATAATTTGTTGTATGATTAGGCATTATGGCAATACCTCCTCTCTTAATTGTTGATGCATATAAGATGATAACTGAGCATGTGTAAAGCGCGCTAGGGTACTGTGTTGGTTGTATCGTAATTGAACTGTTAAAGCCATGTTCTGAGGTGTTATGCGTTCTAGCATGATAACAACAGCATCAAACATACCTTTAACAGTCAATTCAATCTTTACACTTAGTGTCTTAGCTGCTACATCTCTTTTTACCTCATATTGGCCCTCACCTAGAAGGCTGTCCATCAGTTGCTTGAGCACTCTATACGTATATGGTGCTTGTTCTTGATAACGAGTTAAAATGCGAAACCTACGCGTTTCTATGGTGTCTGTTGCCGGCGCGTTCAATTTCAACATTTTCTCGTATCGGTCAGCACCTTGTTCGTTCGTAGATACCACAAATTGATTGTTTAACGTGTTTTCGATTTCTTGCCACAGCGCTTCAAGTATCGGATCTTCAACATTTGCTATTGCTACAATCTCTTTAATCTCATGAAGGAGAGTTGGTAAATAGGCAATAATATCAACCTCTCTAGCCACTTACAACACCTCGTTTTGGTATCGATTCAACATCTAATGCAATATTCGATTGAGCACCATTCAATTGTGTATTAGCAATATCAAGAACACCCGTTACTCCTAACAAACGGTATTCAATTTGCGAAACACGAACCACTACACCTGCGTTATCTTCCTCAAAACTATTTGCTTTGGCCCATTCTTCGGCTAGTTCTTTAAAATAGTCATCAATGACCTTTTGCACCTGAGCCTCTATATCAACCCATGTCCAGCCTGCTTGATAAGTGATATTCAACGTAACATTAATGACTGATTCACCCACACCAAATACGGTCACTACATGGTCAATAGGTGCAGTTCCGAAACCCTCGCCTTGATGTTCCAGTGGATCGACAGTTGTTTGCACCTCGTCAATTAGGGTTTGTGATGGTTTTTCGTACTGCGAGTTAATAATGACTAACTTAACTGTACCCCCACCGTTCCAAGCGCGGTAAACTCTAACACCACCCACACCAGGTAAGGCCCCAACCTTTTCTTTGTAATCGGCTCTGTTACCACCAAAAGCAGTAGATTCAAAACTGTTGAAATAGCGAGTGCGAAAGGCTTCTGTTTCTTCTTCGTCATCTCCTGGTACCAATACATCTGTTAAAACAGCCGTCTGCAAATTGTTAATATAGTTGATTGGTATTAGTTGCCCTGAGAATAAGTTGCCTATATTACCTGCTGTTTCGCATTGTAAAATGAATTGCCCCTGTGAGATTCGCTCAATAACTTCATAATTCAAGTCATCTAAACTAAATCGGCTACCAATTGGTACATCAATGTTGAATAAACCTTTTCTCTTGGCATAGGTAGCTTCATGTGGTTTTAGGCCACGTTCAGCAGAACGTCGAATCAAATACTCTCTTGGTGCAGTGTCAGCAAATACCATGTCGATAAGATTCTTCAATGTAAAAAGCATTTGAACTGTTTCAGCACTATTGGCTGCTGTTGCGTTATAGACTAATGAGGTAACCTCACGTTTATCAAGGGAATCGTCTACACCTGCGAGTTTCCGGGCCATCAGTTCTTCAAAAGTTGTGTCTAAATTAAATGGTTCTGCCATCAGTATTCCACCTCTTTCATTGTTGTGACTTCACCGAAAATGGTGTGAGCTGTGTATGCGACATGTACTTTACTTTTCTTAGTTGTCACTACAAATGAATCTACTTCATTTATCCGGTCATCTTGTAGCAAACATTCTTTAATGCGTCGAGGTACTTCGCTGGCAACGTATGATGTTGGTTTACCAAATAAATCTTTTGATTCGAAACCCGCATTCCATGTGTAGATAATGTGATCGTATCGTTCAACTGAGAGCATTAAAAAAATCGCTTGTTTCATGGCTTCAAGTTCATCTACAAAGCCAACACAGCGATTCTTATCATGTATTAATTTGTAATTCTTTGATGGTTCAATGACTTCCTCAAAATCGAGTGTCAATCCATCGTTTACGACCTGTGGAATCATCAAACCACCTCTTTATCGATTATTAAATATTGTTGTCCGCCATGCGCTCGTATCATGGTTACTTTGTCGCCATCAACAAGGCCATTATGGATTAAGAACTTCTTTCGCCCTTTATAGTCGTGATTATGAGAAGCGAACGATGCATCACCAGCACCACCAGAACGATTTTCAGTAACATGGTCCACTGTCATATCCACCTCATAATCCATGACAGCACGAGTCAATTTTAATTGTTCTTTTTTCAAAGTAAGCTTTTGGTCCACAAATACCTCTAAAGGCTCTACACTAATGACGGTGCCGTATACGATAGTACAAAGTTTTTGAGCATTCAATACACCCTGAACAATCTTTTGGAACTCAATTAAAATATCCTCCATACTACGCAATAAATTCACCGCCAATCAGTTTTAAGTCCATACGATGATCTGACTCTTTAAAGATATGTTTCACTGTCTCGACCATCATAAAATTAGCTACAGTTAAATCACCTAAATACATTTGTACACCTAATGTAGTGCCACCTCGTACCGTTGGATCACCAAACACTTTACTAATGTGTAGTTTTCTCGATTTTTGATTGTAAAGTTTAAGCATAGCATCTGCTTTCGCTTTACCATTTCCTTTTTCATCAAGTTTGTCTGTCATTTGAAGAACGCCCCACTCATTCATTTTCGAACTATCTTGAGCGATAAAGATTTCGCGTTTTCCTGTCTCCTTATTTTCGCGAACTAATTTAATTTTGTTATACGTATTTTCATCAATAGATGTCGTATATTCAAACGATTCACCTGACTCTTCATCAATTAATAAATCAGATTTGAGCATCTTGATGTCACGTAGATTTAATTTCCCGTAGTCATCGTACAGTACATATAAATCACCTGTGTTTAGAGTGGTTTCAGAAATTGCATTGCCTATGATTGTAAATAATTCTTGGTTATCCTCTACTCTTGATGGAATTTTATGTTTCGTATTAGCAACGATACCTGTCTGTAGTTTAAAGTCCTCAGTAATCATTTGAAGGACTTGGGCAGCCGTTTTATTGGCATACACATACGTGTCTTTATTTTTAAAATAACGTAATTGATCATAGCAAGTAACGCTGATAATTCGGTTGTTATTACGCTTTTTCGTAAATACAAATCCGAAAAATATCTTATGGCCGTTATAATCAAAGCGAACGGCATCCCCTTCGTGGAATCCTAGTATCTCATCCTTGATGATGTTAAACGTTAACTTACCTGGTGAGCCTTTACGATGTGTTTCCCACTCGATTCCTTCTTCTACAGCACATTCAAAAAAACGACCACGAGACATGATGAAAAGTTGTGATTTAGCCAAGTTTAATCACCTGCCCTGCTTTAATTTCATTTGGATTACTGATGTTATTGAGTTTTGCTAGTTCGGTGTTTTTAGAACCGTCGCCCAAATACTTTTTAGCGATAGCCCACAACGTATCACCTTTGACAACAGTATGTGTTTTTGGTGTCTCTTTGCCCGTTGTAGGGCGTTTTTGTTCAACGACAGCTTTTTGTGTAGTTGGTGCGTTTGATGCGGTACTAGATGCTGTAGCAGGCTGTGTAATGATTCGTTTATTGCCGTATGCTCGGTATTGTTTCAAACGAATACTCACCATTACATCAAAACCGTTTTCAGCTGATTCATTTATCTCGTAATCCTCTATGGATACTGTCATGTTCGTATCAAAGAGAAGATTCCCGTTTGGCATCATACGATTGACGATGAACTGAAACGGTTTATCACCAACTTTTAATTTCTCAAGTTTATCAAGGTAAAATGTAGCTGGTTGAAAACCATTGGGATAAACAGAAAACGGATATTTGACGTTTGGGAGCAATACCTCAAACTCAATATCCGTTAGGCCTGTTTTCTTTATAATGTTTACTTCGCCGTCATTCATTAGCACAATCGTTTCATTACGGCCATTAATCTTAGTACGTAATTCAGAAGGGGCAACAGGAAACTGCACACCATCTGCAAAGAAATTATACATTATCTGCCGGACCCCCTTCTGCAACAATCTCAATTGCCTCTTCCATTTTCTCGCCCCAGAGACTAATTACACCATCTATATCCATTTCATTGTTGATATAGTTTTCACTTCGAGCGTCTACCTTGATTTCAGCGGTTGTGTAACGATTGATTGCTTCACGTTCAGCAATGTCTCGAAGGTATTTTAAATCTTCATTTAACATTTTTATGCCATCTGCTGCTTTTTTTGTATTATCGGCAGTTTTCTTCCCAGCATCGTTACCCTTGTCGAGCTTGTCACCTAATGCTAGGGCATCATTGATAGCCTTAGAAATTGCGTCAGCATTGGCAATTTTGCTCTTATTATTAAATAGATCAGAACCCCAGTTTTTCCCTGTACTCCAAGCATCACTCAAAGACTTCATTTCCATTTTAGGAGCTTCCCAGTAACCTTCTGGCGTATCTCCAACCCAAGCATTTATGCCCTTTTTTAAATTGGAATAGTCTGCAACTACAGATGTTCGAACTTCTCTTTCGCTTATTTTCCCAATGTCAATACCAGGTATTTTATTAAGAGCATCAATAACCCAGTTGATAGCTCGAATGGCCATATTAGCCCCACTTATGAACACATTCGCTAGATTAGTAGCTGCACTGTCGAAGCTGCCAATCATGCTTGTTGCCATATCAATTGCATTATTTGCTAAGTTACCAAATAATCGTTTTACAGCATAAATGCCATGTTGTTTAGCATTAACGAAGAATTCGATATATGAAGCCCACATGTTCCATATATAAGCTATGACATTATAAATAACAGTTCCAAGTACCATGAATGCTCCTGCAATCATACCTGTTGCACTATATGAAGTACCAGCAAATTCGTTAACTGCTGCTACACCAAGATAAAACAAACTGATTAAAACAACTATAGCCCCAATTAACCAACCGATAGGGTTTGCAGCTATTGCGATACTCAAGGCTGCCATTGCAGCAGTGAAACCATAAGTTGCCAAAGTTGATAAAACAGTTGTTGCAACATACCACAAATTACGTATTGCTGCAGTCGCAGTCATGAAAGCATTAATTGCTATTTCTCTGTTAGTCCACGCCCATGCTGCTGCATTAATAATAAGCGCTGCTGTAACCCCTCCAACTACCGGAGCAATAAATGACCAATTATCATAAACAAAAGCTCCAACTGTTGTCATCGTGGTTAAGACTTGTTCCACAACACTAGCTACTAAATATAAAGATTGCTTTGCACTTGCACTGAACTCTTTAAAACGATCACTATTAAAAATACCATTAATGTTTTTTAATACATCTTGAAACGCCCATAATGCTTCGTTTTTAAAGTTGGTCCAAACTTGCGACCAAGTGACAGGCATATCATTAAACTTTTTATTGATGTCGTCTGCAGCTGCAAACATTGCATTTTTAACAACACTAGCAGTCAATTCTCCATCTGCTGCCATTTTTCTAATTTGACCAATTGAAACACCTAAATGGTCAGCAATATTTTGGATAATGGTTGGAGCAGATTCAAATACAGAGTTTAATTCTTCGCCGCGTAACACTCCTGAACCTAGTGCTTGTGTTAATTGCAATGTGGCAGATGCTACTCCTTCTGCATTCGTACCAGCAATCCCGAATTGCTTATTAAGTAATTCGGCAAACGCAACAACCTCTGTGGTATTACCAAATGCATCTTTTGCATTCATGCTAAGCTTACCAACTAGATCAGCTGTTTGAGTATACGGAGCATAGGAGCGTTGTGCAGCATCAAAAATCTGTTGCTGTAATTGTTGCACTTCAGTTAAGCCACTTGTATCAACTTCTATTTTAGTGGAAATAGGTTCTACTTTTGGCATACTTTCGACAGCTAAATTTAATCGTGCATCAATATTAGTTATTTCATCAGATAATTTAACGACATCACCAATTGATTGAAGAGTTAAGTAAGCTGCGACAATACCCATGACCTTTCCTAATAAACCTTTAGCAGCATTTGTACCATCTCTTATATGATTAGTGAATCTTTGTTGAGCGTTGTCGGCATCTTGGATTTCATTTTCAATTCTATTAAATTGGTCAGCGGCTCTTGCTAACTCTCGTCTAGCTGTTTCGATACTAGACGTATCCATCATATGACCAGAAGCAGCATTCATAGCCTCCATTTGATTTACCATCATCGAAACAGCATTGTGCATTGCTCTCATTGGTTGACTAAGGCGATCTTGTATTTGGATTGCAGTTCGGATAGTTGCCATGGTATCACCTCTTTTTGAACATAATAAAAAGCCACTCCAAAAAATGAGTGACTTCAAAATTAGTTTAAATTAATTACTCCTGTTTCTGTTCCCCAAAAACCAGTTTGAACTTGTAAATCAAGGTCTGTTAAACCTGCTGGAACTTCAAATACAACATTCCCTGTTAATGCGAGGCCTGGATTTATACCTTCAAAAACAAAATATTTATCATCAGCAACTATAATAGTTGATGGGGCATATGATGCTCCATTTGAAGCTTTTAATTTAAAGAAGCTAGAATCAGTTTGAATCATTTCTGAACCATCATTTTTAACAGTAACATTTACATTTAAAAACACTGCACCATCTGCATCTGGCGTGTATTTCATATAACCATTTGCAGCACTTATTTCATTAACTTCTGCAATCGAATTAGCTTTAAATGTTACTTTACCAACTTTCAATTCTTCACCAATACTTACATTATTATCTTCTTTATTTTCCTGTACATCTTTATTTGAATCAGCGTTAGTTGTTGTTACTGGTTCCTTTTCTTTATCCTTTGTACCTTGATTATCATCACCCAGCAATGATCCTATAATTACTAACAATATAAATAATGCAATAAGACCACCACAACCAAATTTAAAAAACTTTTTCACAGAATCCCTCCTCATACATAAATATACATGGATAATAGAGGTAATTCTATTACTGTTTTCATATTTCTACATTATTCTCACCCCTTTCAAAGAAAAAACACCCTCAAATGAGAGTGTTCTTTTTCTAAGCTATTTTTACTTTCTCTATTACTTTATTTAGAATTACTAACTCGCTTGGGAAAGATCTCAATTCTTCCGTACTTAGTAGTGAAAAGAATGCAATCATGAAATTCTCAAACGAGTCATACTTTAAGATATCTATGTTGTAGTTATCCTTTATTTCTTCAAACATTGATACAAAAGATGTTAAAGAACGTTGCTTTTGTTGTGTGTCGTTCATAGGCTCCTCCTTATTTGAGGACACCCACTTTTAAAAACACCCTTTTTAGTGTATAATTAAGCTAATATTGTTTTGGGTGGATGTCACTCGATTGTTACCGCATTTCAAGCGTCAACTTGGAATGTGGTTTTTTATTTTATAACTCTCAAATGCCCTACTTTATTCATCTTAATCTTCTGTGGTTTTCCGTTACTTACATAATAAGCTTGCCCTTTTTCATCTTTGAAGGTGTCAGGTGTATCTTCCCCTTCTGCCGCCATAAATTCCTCGAACAAACCCAAATGACCTTCGTAACGTCTGATAGTACTCATAGTAGTTAAACTTTTAACGAATAACTTCCGTATATCATCGTTCCAGTACTCAGCAAACAATTCCAAAGCGTATTCACCTATAACATCATTTGGTCTCAAACCTATACCCTCGATATATTCCTTCGTATAAAAGTAATCTTTCGACCCCCACTTATGACCATCAAAGTCTTTCTTAATTGGGAACACATTCATAAATTGTTTGAGAGTCATAGTTGCCATAAGCCCTTTGATGTTACTAATAGATTCGAAATAACTAACATTTAATTCATAATCATCGTATTTAGGAGAAGTAATGATATCCTTAACTCCAAACCAAATAATTTTTTCTATATTTCTCTTTACTGCTTGTTTATCGCCAGCGTCAATTTGCTGCATTGTTTTCTCTAATATTCGGCGAAACGCAGCACCATACAACTTATGTTTATTTTGCAAAACTACCATCAAGCCCTCACTACTCTAGGGACCCATGATTCTACGTATCTGATACACGAAAGGAACTCATGACGTTTCACATCTTTGTAACTGGTAACACCAAAACGGTCTTTGATTTCACGATGTAATTCTGGATACAATAAACGTTTATGGTCATCTGATGAAGCATGTTCAAATACTTTAGAGCCAATTAACTTTTGCAACCTTCGTTGTTCACCATGGTCAAGTGTGATTTGATTATCTACTTTTTCTTTTAATTCATGAACTTCAACTTTTAAAACTTCGACTTCTTCTGATGTTTCAAGCGATAATCTCATTGAAGCTTTTAGTTGTTCTTTTTCAGAAAGTGGTTTAGGTTGATTTTGGTGTTCCATTTCATTAAATCGAGAAACGTATGTCGCAGTAAATAAAACACCTTTTTCTCCAGTCATTTTGTTACCAACCATTTCACAACCTTGTTTAGTTAGCAAATAGCAAGGATAACTTTGATTATTTTCATTTCTGTAATTACTTTCAATAAAAAAACTAGCAGAATCCAAATTTGGATTTTGGTCTAAAACCTCTTTGTAGCCCTTAATATCACGTAATAAATGTGCGTGATTTTTTCCTATCATTTCAGCAACTTGACGACTTTCTGTTACCAATTTTCCATCAAATGATATTACTTGTAACTGGTTCATGTTTAGCTCTCCTTTTTAAAAAATAATTTCTACAGTTGTACTGTAATAATTAGCAATTCTCTTGGCTAAATTTAAAGATGGTGTTCTATCACCCCTTTCAATCGCTCCTAACATTTGAGGTGTTATATTTAAGTCGTTAGCTACTTCTACTCTCGTTTTATCACCTCTAAGATTGATTAAAACCTTCCTTTCATTTAAAACAAAATTCAAAGTATCACTCCTTTCAAGAAACATTAAGTTTCTATATATGTATCATAAAAGAAACTATACGTTTCTGTCAATAGTTTTAGAAACTTTTTGTTTCTACTTTGTTTTCTAATAGAAACATTAGGTTACAACTTATATAATTACTCCTAAGAGGTGAAGTAAATGTTCGGACCAATTTTAGCTAAACTAAGAAAAGAGAAAAATCTAAGCCAATATAAACTAGCTGAATTAATGAACTTCTCAAGAGGTCAAATCGCTAATTATGAACAAGGATCACGCGAACCAGATTTCAATACATTAAAAAGATTTGCTGACTTTTTTGATGTTTCAACAGACTATTTACTAGGTAGAAGTAGTCACCCAGAATTAACCACTGAAGAAGATAAAAAAGTCAATAAAGAAGTTGAAGAGTTAATGCAAATCCTTGAATCCATGCCAGAAGAAAAACGCAAGGAGATGGAAGCAAGAATATTGGCGTATGCACAAGGTTTAGCAGACGCCAAAGATGAATAATGCTTCAACCCTTTATACCCAAAATGATTTGTTTTGCTTTTTCATCCTGTTTACTATTGATAACTATATCTTTTAGTGTTGCTTTTATATTTGATGTGATGTTCAAAGTACCAACTTTACTCATGCTATTACTCCTTTCAGTTAAATTTCAGAAACAAAAAAGGCACCGCAAACAAACTGATATCATCAGTTATTTGCGGTGCTTCCGTCTTTGTTTATGTAATTACTTACATAATAAGACATAATGGATAGAACCGCAACTATTTTTAATTTTATCAAATGGACCTGTTTCCATATATTTCATTAAATTTCCAAATTAGAATATCGTCAGTTATCATGAGTTGCTTTTATTTGTTTTTTGATTCAATTTAGTTCATTTAATACACTTTAAATTGGAAAAAACCGAGATATTCATGTCAAGCGTTTTTTCAAAATTTAAAATATCAACTAACACGATGTCAGTGGTTGAAACAGATACAGACCCTAAGAAGTGATACCTTGTTTTGCGGGTAATTTATAAACATCGTTGCCCAACTGTTCCCTCAGGTCATAAGTTGTTCAATTTGTTGTTAGAAAAACTATTTCAGCTACTTGCAAATTGCAAGCACCTGCGAAAATATTTACATTTGATGGGGGCCCCAACTTAGGCCCCCTTTCATTTCTGTTATCTATTTAGGTTTCATGTTGTATGTCTTTTATCTCCGTCTGGATATAGTCTTTCAACCATTCTCTTATCTCGTCTTTCTGCCTTTTGCCCCTCGTTTCGTCTCACGCTCAGCCTTCTTATCTTCATCAATCTTGACTTGCACAGAAGCAATGATACACACTTTATCAAAAACAGATAATGTCATATACTCCGACGGCAGGCGACGCTGTTTTTGTACCCACCAATGCATTATATTAGCGTCACCATCACCGTCCTCAATTAGTTTTTTACTTCTTCCACCAAGTCCTCAAGCTCGGTTTCAAAACCATTGACCTCTTGCGCTGCCGCTGAGGCATCTGCAATTTCACCGATTGTCAGCATCTTGCCAAGCAGTGCGTCTGCTCCTATCACGCCATATGAATCCTGTAACTCTTTGTCTTTTAAGTTTGGATGTACAATTGATTCTACTGTTAATAAACGTTGGTATTTAAAGTGGTCAAAATCAGTATTAAATTGCCCTTTACGTTTTCCTTGTGTAATCATAGATCGTTTTGTGGATTCAGACTTTAAATCTGCGTCACGTTCCGGCGAAACTGGTGCAAACTCCCATTCAATAGGGTTACCTTGCTCATCTAAGAATTTTTTTGAAATTGCACGCTTTATGTTTTCATTTTCTTTTTTGCTATGTGCAAAAAATGCAGTTAAATTATTCATGTATAATCACCTTTTCCTTTTTGTTTTTTTGTAATTAAAAAGAGCCCACACAATGAGCTCTAGTTTTATAACATTTCTGGCAACATAGTAAATTCCTGCGGCATTTCGAATCGTTCGAAAGTGAAGTCGAATGAATCCTCTAAATATTCCGCATCAGCATCCAACGAAGCAACAATACCACCATCTATATTGCAATCAATCAGAATTGTTGTTTGACGTCCAGCTTGAGAAGAACCATCTTCATTCGTAACTTGAATATCAAAATAAGTATCTTCTCCAGTATCTTGATAGTGTTTCAGCATTTTTCTAAAGATCGAAGTGTTGAAGTAAAACGTTGCACTACCTGAATATTCAATACCTGTTGCCTTATTACCCTTTGCCACTTGTCCCATAATAGGAATTTGGGTTTTCGTCTTGTCTGCTCTTGCTTCTAAATTAATTAATTGAGCAAATTTTAGTCGTTCTCCCTTTATTGTCACCCACGCTACCCCTTGGGCGCCATGAATGGCATCACGAGAACGCATAGTATCTTCAGCAAAATATTGAAGATTCAATGGAATTAATATTTTATTTGGTTTCATTTTGATTCCCTCCCTTACGCTACCGTTGTTGTGATATAAAGTTGTGACATCGCAACAGTTGGTTCTACAACCTCATTCACCACGACAGCTTTCTTTGAATTCCCTTGCTCTACAGTAAGGTCATCCTTGTTATAGTTTTGGATTGCACGAATACGTTGCATTTCCATTCGATGCGCACCGATGTCATTCCATAATGAAACACGTCCGTCTTGGTCATTTGGCACTTGGCCAAGGTAACGAGTGTTAAACAATTGAGCTGTATCGATTGCAATTTGATCAAGTACTCGGATAACTTGGTTCATACTGAAATCCTCGTTCTTATCCGTTGTGAATGATGTAAATGTGTTGATGTCCTCTAATACACGAATCTCATCACCCACACGATGGAATACATATTTGCCACCTTTTAAAAGCGCTACGAGTTGAGCCTGTGTCTTTGTTTCTGACATATCAAGCGTATGTTCACCATCGTATTTTTTGTTGGTATTCGACTTATTAACTGCCACGCCTGCTTGTGCTCCAGTAGTCCAATAAACTCCACCAAACACATCTTCATCATCACCGATAGCACTATTAGGAACATCAATAACACCCTCGTGGTCAGCCGAACCTAATTTATGACCTACCAGTTGGAACTTGCCGCCTACTTGGTCACGAATACGTTTTGCGTACTCAATATATAACGATTTAATCAGGTTATCCGAAGATAGACATCCTAGCGTGTTAAATCCATATGCCTCTAAAGCATCTAACGCCTCTTGATGGGCGCCGCCTGTAATAGCAGACCCATTTGAACCGCCTGTTAATGGTGTCCCTGCTGTTAGAGTGAGCGTTGCATCCTTCTTAAATGTTACAAAGTCGTTGGCTACTAAATCAGTAGCAGTAGCAACAGCCGTTTGTTCATCTACAAGAACATTTTTGAGTAATGTTTGTACGTCGAACTTCGTTGGCTCGTCTACATTCGCTTGAATAACAATTGTGATGTCGTTCCCCCGTATACCTTTGTATTTAGCTATTGCATAATCGTTTGTAGCCGCCACCGCATCAACAGCAAGCTTGTAAAAGAAAACTGTAATCGCATTTTTGAATACATCACGAATGCCTTTTAGTTTTGGATCTGTGTAATCATAACCAAAGATTTTACGAGAATCTTTTTGTAAGTCCTCTTGTGTCACTGCGAATACATCACCATCAACGCCCCAATCTAATGCGATTGGTAAACCTACATAGCCGCGGTCAGATAGATTCACAAATGCTCGTGCTGCTGAAATAAAGTTGTGATACGTACCGGGCACCTCTTTATTTTGAGTTAAAAATGGACCTCCACCTAATGCCATTATTGCTTCCCTCCTTTATCAAACTTCTTTAGAATCCCATCCACTTCGGTGAATGAGTACTCTTTGTTGTCTATTAGTAATGCATTCAGTGCATCACGACGAGCCATGTATTTGTTGCTTTTTACGATTTGTGATTTCGTAAATGTTGGTGCTTCTAAAGCTTCTGATACATCAGCAGGAGTTGCTTTTGCTTTGTCTTTAATAACTTCTAACTTTCCCAACGCATTCACCCTTTCGTTTTTGTTTTTTGTTCAAGAGAACCCATGAAAATCTTCTCTTCAACTTCTTGCAAGAAGAAATTAAAATGAATGAAATTGTGCCCGACACCCTCAACTACTTCGCTATTTGCTCCTGTTCCAAGCATCAGCGAGCCGTTTAACAGCGTTATTTCTTTTAGCGCTTGTTGTACCTTCAATGTCATGTTAGACGCCTCAGACAGACCGCCTTGAGGGAAATACTGTACGTTAAATAACGTTGTCACTTTCCATCGTTTACCGATTTGTCTGATATGCTCTAAGTTCAAAAATTGAATTAAAAAAGCAGGAGTCTTAAACCCCTGCGGTACTTCATCGATATACTTTTTGTAGCCACTCCCGAAGCTCTCATGGAGCTTAACGGATATAGCAATTTGAATATCATTAATCTCCATCGAAAGCCTCCCTTAGCATTTTCATGAGTTTCTTTTCTAATAAAGCTGGTGCCTGTTGTTCAACTTGGTCAGCACTTATTGTCATCATGAAGCGTCCATTCACCCATCCTTGATGATTAGATGTGCGGTGCCCAAATTCCACGTACTGTGCATACTCAGTGTTGTTTATAACCTCGATTTCGTATGTTGAACCACTCTTTTTCACACGCCCTATAGTCCATCCACGTCTTAATGTACCACCGACACGACCATCTTTATATTTACCAACCGGAGTACGTCGAATTACTTTTCCTAACAATCTTGAAGCTAACTCTTTAGCTGCATCTTCACAAAACTTGTTGAAATCAGCATTAGCTAACTTTGCTAACTTCCGTTCAAACGCCTTTAATTCCCTCAAATCAACTCGTCCACCTCTACCCATCAAGAATACCTCTCGAATAACTCAAGTTGTACCTCTTGATGGTCCGTATAAATAGCAGGCTCACCACTACGAGCGTATTCTGTCGTTTTGTTGTGTTGAGTCACAATTATTTTAGAGCCTGCTGGTATATCAAGCTCAGGTGCAATAAATAGTTTAGTTGTCTGAGCAATCAACGCTGGACCACCTGTAGGAGTAGTTGACGTTTGCTTTTCGTATGAAAGCTTGCATTTTTGGTCAGTTAACAGAGCCACTTCTTTATGTGTAGTTGCATGAGTAACGGGATTTTCTACCTCTTGCCACACTTTCACAGTACATAATCCTTTGTACAACGACTCAACGGCTTTTCTACGTGCACTTACCATGTGAGAACCCTATACTTCAAAAAGTCTGTATTACCATGTTTAAGGTACAAAATAAACGCTTCGAACTGAGCTTCAGGCGTTCTATTCGCTTCAACAGCAAATACTACATTAGTGTCACCATCCTGCACTTGCTTGGCAACAGCCTCGAAGTTCAATGTTTCTACATCCAATAAACCCATTGCTTTTTTAGTAAGCAGGAACTCTCCTACTACCATATCAATAGCTATTTCTTTTAAACCATTTGGGATCGATAATAAATTCGTTTGGCTATTAATGTGATTAGTTACCTTATCAATAGCATGCTTCAACAACATATCGTCTGAACTACTTGGAGCGCTAGATATGGCTACTCCAAGAGCAGATAGACGCATTACTACATCTAAATACATACGAATCACTCGCTTTCAGACGTTTTACTTGATTGTGCAGCTTTCTTCGGTTCGTCTAATCGTTCCATCGTTGATTCGTTTAAATGTTTTTCATCAATTGTGAATTCTTCACCAACTAAATAACGCTCTCCCTTATAACGTATAGGGAAAGCGCCGTTTTTCACTTTTACTTTAATGTTTGCCATTTCAAATAGCCTCCTTATGCAATTGGTTGCGCTTGGAATACATTTTGTGCCTCAGGGAATGAAGGAATTGCTGTAGCTGCTGCTTTTGCCCATGTTGAAACAGGATCTTTCCCTTCTTCGTATACCATTCCAATTACCTTACCAATGGTAGTCATTTCAACGTCAGAACCACTACGGATAAGGCGTGATTCCTCAGGAGTCGGTCCGTACAACGATTCACCAAGTTGTCCATCACCAAACATAACGAATTTGTTATCTGGGAAGAAACTCTTTGTTGTATATGTGCCATCAGCGTTTTGCTCACGATATTTCGTGTTTGAGTTTGATTCATATACAGCAATAGTAGGTAAACCTTGTTGTGCAAAGAAAGCATTTAAATCTGTTAAATTCGCCACACGAGCAGAACCTGCACCATATAAGTAACCGATAATCTTCGGATTACGTAAAATAAGAGCTGCAATTTTCTTGGATGTTAACGCACGAGTTGGCGTAATATCTAGCGCGCCAGACCAACGTTCTAAGTCCCCTAAAATATCCTCAGTACCTGAACCCCATTGGTCTGCTCCAGCAAGTGCTTCTTTATGGTCTGTAGGTACTCCGTAGCCAACTGTAAGAGTCTTCGGTGTGCCATCTGCTGTATTCAACGCTAATTTCAATTCACCTGTACTCAATGCTTGCATACGCATTAATTCAACACTAGCACGAACATCATTGGCTGCTTTGTCGATTAAATTAAATACTCGTTGCATCAGGTATTGTTGCTCCTGTGCAGTTCGTGGGAATTGTAATGCAATTAAATCCTTTTCAGTAATTTGATACTTTTTCTTGATATAAGCAGCCTCTAGCACCTGTTTAGCTGCATCTAATGAGCCGATTTCTGCTTCTGTATCAAATGAGTGTACTTTTGCAATGACAGGGAGTTCGTTAGCACCTACAAGATACTCAAATTCTAGTGTGTCGTGTTTAACTTCTGGGAAAAGAGCTTCTCCCACGCCATAGCTTTGATATTTTCGTTCCTTCATGTAATCTAATACTGTTTTTTGACCAAATAACTCTAAAATGTCTGGCATAATGATTTCCCTCCAATTATTGGAATTTAATTTCTTTTAATGCTGTTTTGGCTGCTACATCTGGAGCAACTGGTAGACGATCTTCTAAAACGTAAGCTTCCACAATCAATGAACCTGGTTGCGGTCCGTTTGATACATCGACATCGGTATATAAGATACCTTCTGCGGTAGCATCATTTTTAGGCAAGATAGTACCTGCCTTAACGATTTTCTTTCCATTTGCGTCAGCCGTTACACCTGCATCACTCACTAAATACGTGAATGACTGTACCTTTGATGATGCTAAGAAATTTACACGTTGAAATTTTTCAATTGGTTTTACATATGGCATACATAGCCCTCCTTATTGTTTAGTCCCATGGGTTGTCGTTTGTATCACTCGAGCCTTTTTCATTCGCCATCTTTGCGAAGTTAGACCCCACATCACTTGCACCTGCGCCATTGTCAGCACCACCAGCAGGATTCCATCCTCTAAATGTTGGTTGTTGCTTTTCTGGCACAAATAAAAAGGACTTTGATTCTTGCAACGATTTAAGTTGCTCATCAAGTCCTTTAGTGACTTTTCCATCTTCACTTAATTCAATTGTTGTTTTATCAATGAGGCCAGCTACTAAATCAACGTCATGTACTTTGCTGTGTAATGACAATTTTAGTGCAGCACTCATACGCTCGTTTTTCAATTGCTGTTCATATTCCGTTTTAGCTGTCTTGTTAGCCTGCTGCAATTCAGTGATTGTCGTTTGGAGTTCCTCATTACCTTTGGCCTTGTCTTGCAAATCCTTCAACTGAGTTTCTTGATTCTTCACTTGAACTTCTAGTGTTTTTTTTGCGTTGTTGACCTCATCAAAGCGCTCCTTTGGAATCATTGTCCCATATTTACCAACAACAGTATCAGCTTGCTCCTCACTCAATCCCATTGCAATTAAATCTTCTTTTTTCATTTGTATTTCCTCCTAATTCGTTTTTTACAGGCAACGACCTGTTAAGGTATTAAACACTTGTTCTTTAACGTCTACAAGCGCTAAAAAGACGAAAAAAAGCATAATAAAAGCACTTAACCTTTTTTATTGGTTAAGTGCCTACTTGATAATTTCAATTGTACTTACTTCATTTTCATTGAAATTAACTAACTGATCTTTAAGCTCACCATCAATAGGCTTTATAGTTAATTCCTGAATGCCGTCTTCACTATCATTTGCTGAAGTCCAATGATCAACTATCCCAACCAAAGTTTGGTCATCGATAAAAGTAACTTTAATTTTTTTCCCTGAATCATAGAAGATATCCATATTATCCTCCCCTTATTCTGGTCTTATTGGTACTAAATGCGTCCGTTTTTTTGAGTGATGAATCTTTATTTTGTTGGTTTCGTAAGTTCCGTTATTAGAGACAGCTACACCAATAATTTGATCTAACACAATCACTTCTTTTACAGTTCTATTTCCATTACGATCTTTTTCCACAATCCCTGTACCTGCATATTGGTCTAGAATCTTTTGTACATCCACTGTATCGAAGAAATAACTTTTCCCCTCTGTTTGAGTAGAGTCCATATGCGGTGCTTGTTTTTCCGGATTAACCAAGTTCCCGAAAGTTCCGTTTTGGAGATTTGATCTAACATACAAATTATCTTGTAGTTTATTCCACTCGTTACCATTACTATACTTAATATCTTGGAAATCTTCAAAAGATTTAGGTGCATTTTGACCAAGTATATTTTTATATTTATTATACTGTTCTTTATCTGTTTTCTGATTGCGTTGCATCTTCTTATTGCGTTCAATCTTTTCTTCGCCATGTTTTTCAACCTGCGTTTGATACCATTCTTCATACTTCATATTGCTTGGTACAGTATACGTTTTGCCATCTAAATCACGAGCAATTCTTTCGCTATAATCATCCTCAAAATATGGAGCTGTAGTTGTTCGACATCGTGGATGAAACGGATTTGCTGTCACACCTGGCATAAAGTCATCATAGTTAAAAACCTTTCCATCCATCGACTGGCATATAAAACTTGTTTTGAAATCTAAGGTTGCGATAACCTCGTACTTTAAAACATCCAATTCCTTATAAGCGTCCTTCTGTGCTGAAGCACTAAAAAACGCTGATTCAGTCAAAACTAGACGAGCAGCGTTGGAACGTGAAGTATTCATTCTTTTAGCAATTGAACTAATCATTCGGTTAGGTGCTTCACCACGAGCCATCGACTGGATAAGCTCTGTATGCAATGTATCAAGCAACAGATTTCGGTCACGCCATATCTTTTGACTAAATGTTTGACCATCAGCAGTCCACGGCTTGCTAATTACTTTAGTTAGCCTTGTTTCATCAAGAGCCTGTAATGTAAAGCCAACCTCGAAAGCTTTCTGTACTTCGAATGCCGTTTGATAGTATTGCGACTGATATGTCTCTTTCATTAAACGCTCGAAGCCTTCAATTTGACCACCATACAGCTTTTCAACATATTGTTGAAGTTGTAGTTGTAAACTCTCTAAACGGCTTACATGGACACGTGAAGAAGCATTTTCGAGTTGTTTCATCCACTTCTGATTAATGGCGTTCTTTTTGCCATATTCAATGTATTCATCAACTGTCCATCGAAACTCACGTAATTCATCACTTTTAAGGAGCTGTTTAGCTTCATCAAGCGTTATTTCATTATTCTTTGCAAAGCGTTGATACCATCTAGCAATATCCTTTTCAAACTCTTGCATGGTTAGAATATAGGCTCTCTCAAGGTCTTTGTAGTAGCTTGCACTCTTTTGATGTTGCGCTTGCTCCAACATTTCAAAACGTTTTTGCCAGTATTCTCTACTCTTTGTCATTGTCATCACCAGACTTTGAATTTATAGCCTTAAAATGATCATCATAGCCGTCGAACTCATTTATACGTTCCTGGCGCTCTTTCTTATTTCGTTGTATTTCTTGTTGTACGTCTTTTACATAAGGATGTTGTGCTATTTTTGTTTCTTCAGACAAGTAAGGTGATTTATTTAATACCTCGACTACTTCCATCTCGTTAATCAGGATATCTCGATTAAATATAATATTTACATATTCCCCTTCATAATCGCCATGACCTGTGTTAGCTAAATGGACATTAATGAACCAAAGCAACTCCTCGAAGGATGCTTGAAACTCAGTTTCAATACCATCAGCGTCTAGGTCAATCTCACTGTACATGGCTCTGATATTTAATTGATTAGGGTTATTTGCCATGCGATCATCTTTGGCGTCATAACCACGGCCATTTTCAATCAGGGCTTTTTTAAACAATGATAAGATAGACTTGTAGTTGTCAGCATTTACTTCAACTGTTAGTGTGTCTACTCCACCTTTAACAGCATCTGACCGTACTTTAACCACGCCATATACGGATAGATTGCGTCTAAACTCGGCCAAGTCTTGCCCATCATAATTGTGAAGCACTAGAAGAGTATTTCGAGCATCTTCCTGCATGTTGTTTTCAAAGTCACTTAACATGATGTTAATACCATCTTGTAGCGATTTTACACGCTTGATTAAAGGGATTTCTTTGTTGTTGAATTTAAACGGAATCAAAGGAGTTCGCTGCCAATTCATACTTAATTCATTTTCACCATCATTGATAGTAATATAGGATACCAGAGTCTTTGTGACATTTTGTACAAGATGCCCTGCAAACCACTGATAATGTTCTACTCCGTTGGCGCTATAAACCTCTACCTTTTCCACTACAACCTCACTATTGCCCTCGTATTCTTTCACAGAATACAAACGAATTGCGAAGTCGAGAATTGTTTGCTCTGAGTCCTTCCAATACGGAATGATTTCGTGTGGAGGAAATCGTTTTATGGCAAACTCACCATTTTCATCGTATAACGGATAAAGCCAACCGATACCACCATTCAAGGAATCCTGACCAATGCTTCTTAATGTACGATGGAATCGTTTGTTGAAAATGTTTTGTAGTTTCTTTAAGTACTCACTGTTTTCTGTTTCAATTGTTATTTGTTTGCCGAGTTGATAGTTAACTTTTTGGTCAACTAGCTTAGCATATTGGTTATCTAGTATCTTGTTATTAGGTAGGTTATCGTTTACCTCTAAACGCCCGCCTTTACCAATGACCCAACGTTTACGTTCTAGAATTTCTTGATTGCCCTCATAGTAAGCTTCACCTATCAGTATCCATTTTCGTTTCTCTGACCTTTTAAACTTATTAATCTCATTTTCAAGCCATTTGATGTCAGTTATAACACTATTTGCACCATTTATTATGTTTTCGTTGATGACGTCTGTGTCTGTAACGGCACCCTGGTACGGAAAATAGCTCATGTTCTCACCTCTTTCTAATCAAAACTGAATGTGCTACCACGCATATCTTCTTCGAATGCATAACGCGTACTATCGATAGTATGGTTATCCTTATCCTCTAAGCGAGGAACTGGATTGCCATCTTTATCAGTCTGGTAATCGATGTTTTCGAACTCTCGTGCTATGTTTGGTGTGCGTAATGGATCGATGCAAATGAAATCTAAATCGTCTAGCCATTCCTCGCCATATTCAACACTGTCAGGGCCTTTCTTAACCCCGTAAATGCGAGGGATTTGTAACTCGTCTCTCAATTCAGCAATGGACTTTGGCTCCGCTGAATCAGCAGCTAGACGGTCTGATTGATAACCTTTATCTTTCAATTTCTCAGCGAGTTTTCGGTTACTGATTTTCACGCCATATATTTCATCAATAGCATAGATACCATTCTTCTTTTTGTCATAATGCCAACGGACAAATGCCAATGGATCTGTAGCATATCCAAAGTCGACTCCGTTTCGGATGTTATCAAACGACGCTACCATTTCGTCAGTTATAGAACCTTTTTCAATTTGTAAATTATCAAACGGCACAACACCACTCCCTATTGCTTCTCCAAGATACTCCCATCGATAACGCAATTCATTACGCTGTTTAGCCGCCCCAGCTTCCTCGATAAACTGTTTTGAGATAAAAGGGTTATCGATGTAAGTAGACTTGTGTACAAACGTGTTATCAGGTTGAAAAGAGCTCTCATACTTCTTGTTCACCCAAGACTGTTTACGTTTTGGCGGGTTATACGTATAAAAAAACTTATAAAAAAGACCATCGCCAAGCTCGCCACGTAAGAGTGAGTTGGTAATGGTCGTTACTTCTTCTTCTGTTTTAAATTCAGCTAATTCCTCAAGCCACGCAAGGGCAAATGGAAAGTTTGCACTCTTTAACGATTTAATACGAGTAGGATCTTGTGCACCTCGGAAAATCATGTAGTTGCCACGTGGTATATAAGTTATCCGCATAGGTGACTTGTTGATTTTGAAGAGATGCGCTACACCTTGCTCATTGATGGCCCACTTCATTTGCTCGAATATAGATGTCTCGATAGTGTTATCCACTTTACGTATGCCTACTGAATTGGCAGCGTATCGCATAAGTAACTGTACGATGATATGCGCTACATCAGATGATTTACCCGAACCACGACCACCTTTACAAACAATATTCAGTATGTCCGGATTTATCGATGCTCGCCAAACTGAATGAAATGCTGGTGGTAGTAATTCGGATAACTTTTTAACTGCCATTACTATCACCACTTATGTCATCAACGAATACAGGAGTTATGTTGGCATTGATCTCTTGTTTGTCCACCCATAACCCATGGCGCTTACCTATTAATTCAGCAGCTTTTAAACGTTCCTGCATACTAGGAGGCATGTTCTCTTCAATCTTTTGTACACCAACATCAATACTTCTCAACGTTGCAGCAGTTGCCTCGCCGCGAAGGATGGCGGTTAGCGTCTCCATTACTTCTTGTTGATCAGCCACACGCTCAGATTTCAATTCCTCCATGCGATTATCTATATAGGATTTCACGCTAACATTTGTTAACATTCGACTTCCTGCCGCCCTAGCAGTTGCTTCCTTCTTCACGTTTGGATATGCCTTTAAATAAGCTTCTGTGGCATTTCCTAGTTCAATATAGAAATCAGCGAAGCTTTGTTGTTTTACAGTTAATTTACGTTCAATCAATGGCATCACCCCATTATGCTAGTTGCTTGTTTTAGTCAAAAGAAAAAGACGTCACTTAGACGCCTTCAAAGTTTTATCAATATCCTCAATCAATCGGTCAACGCATTCTTTAGTGATTTTTGCGCTATTCATGGGTTTCCTGTTGTTAAGTCTATCATGCTCGTTATTTGGTGTTCTGTTAACGGGATTATTAAAATTCGTTGTAGTATCTTCTCCCATAAAATCACCTCATTAACAAAATAGCACAAAATACATCATTCAGCACTAAAAACTTTAGGTATTATTTCACTCTCAAAAGCAAGTACCGAATAGTCAGGGGAGGAGGAAACTCTGCTCGATACTCACTTTTCAGGGCAAAATAAAAACATCCCGAAGGATGTTATCTAGTTTTCTTCTATTTTTTTCGAATAGTGAAGTATATTCTGTGAAGCATATAGAAAAAGACATCCCCATGCTCCGAAAAGTAATAATACAATTAAAAAGTAAATCCAATTAAAAACTTCACTAGAGAATTGAACTAAATTAATCATAAATATTATCATTGTAGATAAACCGAAACCAGATAAAATAGAGCCAACCTCATGCTTCTTAGCTAAAAGGTACCTATACCTATCTTTATATTCCTGATTATCTTTAAATCGGCTATTTATTTTGTACTCGTTGTCAAAGTAAGTCTCCCAGCTTTTATTAAAAGCTTTCGGGATAACCCAAGTAATTAAGAATTGTAACTGATTTAAAAAGTAACCTACAGGTACCCCTATCAAAGCAACTGTAGTACCTACGACAAAGATGTTTTTCTCTATAAATTCTTGCGGTAATGATTCTGAAAATACTACAGTTAAAAAAGGCACTATAGTTAGTGTGAAAATCCATCCAGGAATTCCCCATCTAATTAAATATTTCGGTTCAAAATTCATATAATCACCTCCGTCTCTCAATAATAAACTAGAAGATGATTAATATGTATATATTTTGCTCTCAAAACCACACCAAACTCGGCCCTCTCATCTCGTAAGGTTTTGGCTGTTTGATGCAGTTTTCAAAATAAAAGTCGCTGGTTCATATTGAACTATCGTTTCCCTAGCTCTGGTGCATGGTGAACCTGACATAATAAAAACCCTCATCCCCGCTCAGGATGAAGGCTCGTCTATTGTGGTAAACCTATTTAGTTGTCGATAGCTCATTTCTCACACACGTTGAGCTGGACGTGTTTATTATTGCAAGCAGAATTGTATTCTAGTTTATAGTGCATTTCCGTGCACTTGTCCCAAAAGGGTAAGTTTTATTTAAGTAAGTTTGACTGAAAAATATTTGGAAAGTGGACGAAGTTCACATATTAATCAGCTCCTTTTGCCCTTTATATTATTTAGATACCTAATCTCTTAAAAAATATGGGCCGGCCGTGTTTGTCATGCCCCGAACGTGTTTATGGGGCGCAGGTCGGTCGTCGGTCTGTCTTTCCCTAATAATTAGGATTTGATAAATACCAAGAGAAGAAACATTTACCTGTCCGACCTCCCCTTCAGTTTACAAGATTAATTTTTAAATACCTAATGTGTAACATATATAACGTTTGTAACATCTATCACATTTGTAACATGCACTCAAAACGTGCAGTAGTTAATCTTCCATTTCTTCTAATTTTTCTTCATATTCATGTTGTAAATCTTCCACAAGCTGACCGATAAACTCCAACTCGTTTTCGTTCTTAGCCAATGAAAATAATTCCTCTTTAAACATATCCCAATAAGCTAAATTTTGTTGTAATACTCCTTTTTCATTTCTTGTAATAAATTTAATCGTCATTTAACCTTCTTCCTTTCCTGTGTATTTTCTTTAATAGGGGCACAAGGCCCCTACATCATGCCATCATCTGTTTTACAATGTTATCCTTAATACGTTTAATGCTCGTTGCTGATAAAGCCATGTGTTGACCTATCCAACGTTGTGACTTGCCGTCTAACATCCAATTAAGCACTTGCATTTCTCTGTCTCCAGCAACTCGATCGACCCGATTTTGAACCTCTAATAGCTTTTTCTCGTACTCTGCAACACGCTTGATGTTCTTTGAGCGTCTAATAGCCTCCTGCATAATTGGATCACCTACGCCGCCTACTGCTTTAGGTAATGTAGCTTCGATGCCGTATTGTGCCGTTTTTGCCCCGACAACCATTTCTGCTCGCATTTCTTTGATGGCGTTAACCATCCAGTGGTAGTCCGTAATCATTGCGTCTAGCTTGTCCTGTGTAAATGTTAATACTTGCCCATGTTTGCCCATATTGGTAGCCTCCTGTTATAATACTAGTAATCAAAGGGCATGAACCAATTCTGGGCTGTAGCGTCGTCATACGCTGCGGCTTTTTTAATGCATAAACAAACAAAATGTGTACAAAATATATATTGTTATAAATTTTTCTCTATTGTTTTAAAGCCACAGTCACTCCCTTTGCTGTGGCTTTTTTATGTTACATTTCCCTCAAATTGCTACGGCTTTTTTAATGTATAGGTAACCTAAATTTGCACACACTAGTATTGAGTGTATCGCACACACTTAGCTGTGGCGCTAGTTGACAGCTGCAGCTTTTCTTCAAAGGAGTGATAGGTTATGAAAATTTCACATAAAGAATTTGATAAATTTTGGAATGAATATCTAATTGAATTTGAAATAAAAAATAATAAATTTACACAGATTCAAAAAGAAACCTTAGGAATCGTTGAAAAAATAATTTCTAATCCAAGCTTATATCATAAGGGAATTGTGAATGAAGCAATAAAATTAAAAGAGAATTTAATGCGGTAGATTTCGATTACCGCATTTTTTTCTGCACAATATCTTTCTGACACTATGCTCATATTGTTCATTAGTGACTTGGTAAAATATCAACCTTATAACAAGCAACCAATCTGATACCGTTTAATTCATATTCCATTATTTCAGGATTACTACTTTTCAAGACTCTTACTGAGTAAACCCAATCACCTATAGTAGTTGGGTCATAATATTTATTCAAAACATCAACTATATCGCCCTTTTGCAATGGATTAGCTGTTTGATTTATACTACCTGTTGATGCTTTTTGATGTTGAACGTGAATATTCTGCATATCTTTCCCACCTTTATTTTTGTTATTTTTATGCTTAAAACAAACAAGTACTGCACTGATTTCTTATGTTTTTTATCATTTTAATGTACGTTTGATAATAGTAAGCTCGATAGCTTAATAGCTGCACATTTTCTTTCTAAAGTTTAGTAGTATTTGCTAAATACCGTAGTTATCAATTTGTTCTTTCAAACATTCTAGGCAGATGTTATCTACTGCTCGGCCATCAGTATTAATTGGTGATAAGTCATAAATCTTAACGTTTAAACAGAATCGCTTCGGCTTTTCGATAATTGGCATTTCGAAATGTGTTACTTCGCAATAATCACAACATAATGAGTTATTACTCATATTCATCTACTCCTTCCTGCAAAATATCTTTCAACTAACCATTTTCTCTTTCCATAACAACCCTGATTCTTTATTCTTTTTAAATCCTTCAAACCAATCATCATAATCACCATCTAACCTCTTACCAATTAACCCGTGCTTCCTTGGCTTTATTACACCTAGCAACTCCAAATCCATAGCGATAAGAGCTGCACTAACCTTATGAATATTCAACTTTCGATAAATCAGATTGATAGAGAAATCAGCTTCCCACATACCAATGAATTTTTCGATTTGTGTATGCGTGAAATCCAGTTGCACCATTTCGTGTTCTTGTTGAGAGAATAAGATGTATCTGCCTTTAACTTTCTTGAGCATTCGATAGTCACCTACCCATTAATTAATTGTTTATTTTTCAGGTCTTTACGTGCTTTCCTAGCCTTTTTAAGTTCATCGTGAGTTATCCAACCACCATCAATCTTTGAGTACGTTAAAAGCTTTAATTCGTGCGGATAACGATATTCAAATAACTTCTTTCGTAATTCGAATTGCTGCGTAACCATTCCCTTAATATCAACCACTTCTGTGTGACCGTCTGCATAATGAACTGTAAAGTCAGCACTATAACCGATTTCTCGAAATTTCTTGCCGTTCTTCTCAAACTTCGGCAATAGTACGAATCTTGGTTGTAATTCAATGGAGGCCACAACTCCTTGTGCTTGTAGGTGTTTCAAGTAATCATAATATTTCGCTTCCATTGCTGAATCAAATTCAATTCCATCACGTATAACCTTTTTGTTGCCGTATTTAGCTTTACTCATGTTTGCCCTCCTGTTAGCACTCTTAGAAGTCTGCTGATAAAACTTGATAGTGTTGTTCTACCAGCAGCGTGTATTTAATCCTCAAGTTTAATGAGTTGTAATCTGTTATTTACTTCGCTTTTCGAACGTCCTTGATAAGCTTTAGATTGGTAAAACCTAATTGTTGATGGTTTTACACCACGGTCTTGAGCTATCTCCCTCACTGTTCCTATAGCAACCATCTGTTCACCTTTGTAAAGTGCGTATTCTTTCACGTTGCACCTCAGTAACCAGTGTCTTGTCTCAAATGATTTATTTTGTTTTTTTCATAATAGCTTTCTTCGATTTGCTCCCATGTGAAACCAAAGCCATTCATACCGATGTTTAAGAACAAAATCCAAGCTGTTCTAAAGCAACATTCGTTATTTAAATATCCAAATGTCTCTTTACACTTAGTTTCTTCTTCCTCTGTAAATTTTCTGATGTATGCCATGCTTAAGAAGTAATCCATTTCCAAGAACCAACTTGTTAAATCACCATCAAATTCATCTGGATCAAGTTGTTCCTCATATACCCAAAGCGTGTCTTCCCAGCCTTTTTGATTAGCGATAGAGACAAAGAAGTGAACAACATCGACGTATTCTTCGAGCGACGGATTTCTTTCACCGATTTCACCCGTACCATTACATTCTTCACATTTCATGAATTCATGTTTAGTGCCCGATTCCGCATCTTCCTGGACCATTTCATAATTCTCATCACCTGTACCTTGGCACATTACACAAAGACAAATGACTGCTGTTCTCGGCTCCTGATCATTACTCCAATGTTTAAACCAACGTCCTTCGTTAGCAAACTCAGCTAATTCAACTTTTAAGGCTAAAAATGTGTTGGCTACTAAATCCTTGCCCTCTAGCCCTTTTTCTTTTATGATTCTCGCATCCAACTCTTTTTGTGCATCGATAATATTTTGCAAACTCATACACTCACCCTGCCTATTTTCATTTTTTGTCTGTATACAAGAACTTGGTACCCGTACTGTTCATCGAAATGTTTTACATCGCTAGCAGCGTACCAACCCTTCGATGCGTCTATGTTAAATAGTTTATTAAGTTCAGCCATTGTTCGAGCTTTGATAATCTTTTTATCAACGTTGCCCATAGCAATCACCTCTATATTCAATTTTTAGAAAGGCAAATCTGATTCATCAACCTCAATTGGTGCCTTCGAATTTGCAAACGGATCTTCATCCACCCTTGTATAACTTAGCGGTTTATTTTGACCGCCATATTGCCCTTGTGAACCGCCTTGATACGTTCCACCTGTATTTGTACTAGATTGATAGTTTGGCGCTCCCTGAGAGCTTCCTGTGCTGTTTTTTGACTCTAAGAATTGGATGCTGTCGGCTACAACATCAGTAGTGTATATACGTTTGCCAGCCTGCCCCTCGTAGCTACCTGTTTGGATTTTGCCCTCCAAACCAATTAAGTTACCTTTCTTCATGAAGTTTGCTAGGTGCTCGGCTTGTTTACGCCAAGCTACACAGCTAATGAAGTCTGCCTGCTTTTCTTCGCCCTCTTTGCTGAATGTGCGATTAACTGCCACTGTAAACCGACATGATGCAATTCCATTGGGGGTATAGCGTAATTCTGGATCTTTTGTAAGTCGGCCAACTAATACGACACGATTGATCATGCTGTTTCCTCCTGAATAAACTTCAATAAATCTTGTTTCATCACATCAAAAGCATTTGTATGTCCAACAACTTGAAAGGCGGCTTGCCATCTAACATTTCATTCATAGAACTTTTGTAATACTGACACTTCTTAATGCCTTCACCTTCTCGTAGTTCAAGACCATTTACGTATCTACCAGAAACACCTAAGTAGATAAAATATTTGATTGATGGATGGCCTGCATAGCGATTGTGTATGATGTCGCCTTTACGAAACTTAATCTCTCTACTCATGCAGCCATCGCCCCTTCCATTTTCATAATGAGATAATCCGTAGCCTCATCAGCATCTTTCAGCCCTATTAAAGCTCTTAACTGATCCAATCGTTTGTACGCCATAATCTCGTTGTATTTGCCACCGAAACGTTGGTGTTGACCAAGGTATAGAATGATTTGATCGATTAGAAATTGTTCATTCATGAGCATCACCGCCTAGTGCCTGACGTGCGATTTCGTAAGTAGATGTTTCCCAACCTTCCATGATTGGTGCTTCGGCTTCCATGATTTTTGTTAGTGCCTCACGTAACCGTTCATTTTCTAAAGCTGTTTCAGCACCGATATTGTGTAACCTGCTATGCTCGTGGTCGTACCATGTAATTGATTTTTGTAGTTGTTCAATTTCTTTTTTCTGTTCACACAATTTACTATCTGTTTCAATTTCAATCACCTGTAAACGTTCGATTTCTTTTTGTAAACTAGACTCACGTTTAAACCATCGGTCTCTATCAGCTTTTAATCGTTCAACCTCTGCAACAAGCGCTTGCACATCTTCTCGTGCATGAGCTATAAATTCGGCATCGTAGTCGAATAAATACGTTGCAATAGGCGGAATAGGATTTTCACCTACAACCACGTAATCGCCATCAAATGAAGCTCGCATTTCCCATGGTCCTTCTGTTGTGTTTTTTGTTCGTTCTTTAATAGCATCAAACTGTTTTTGATCCATCACTCATTCACCCCCACCAATTTTTCAAAAGCCACACGGTCCTTTGTTGCCAAAGCTGTATCGATGGCGTTAGCTATGTTAAATGCTTCGAGTTCACTCATAAGCTTGTCCATTTCAATTTCATGTTGCTCTCTTTCAAGTTTTTTAGCTGCCTCTGTAAAATCGTTAATAAGATTCCTAAGATCCATCCCTTCACCCTCCAATCAAGGGGCTGTGCGCCCCTCTTTATCCAAATAAAATATGTTCCAGTGATTCATTCTCACGTTTTGCTTCTTCGTCACGTATCGATTCTTCTGGCATGATGACCTCATAGCACATCTTTTTCACACGACTTTTCACACGGCCAGCTTTATATAAATTGTCGATGTCATCCTGCATGATGTTCGATGTGATCAAGGTGATATTCTTTTGCTCCATGCGGTAATCAAGAATCTTAGTGAGTAGCTCTTCCATGTAATCTGTATTATTTTCAACTGCAAAGTCATCAATGATTAACACATCAGCTTCTTTAAATGCTCGGAGCACTTCATGTTCAGATGATTCATTCTTTTTGAATGTCTTACGGACCTGTAGTGAAATATCAGCAGCTTTTATAAAAACCACGTTCAAGTCATACAAATTGATTAATGCATTCGCAATACTTGAAGCAATACGTGTTTTACCCGAACCTTTAATTTCGCTGTAGAAGTAAAGGCCTTTGCCTGCGGCTTTCATTTGTTCGTAATTAGCAACATAGTTAGCAGCGCTTTTTCTAGCAAGCTTGGCTGCTGTACGATCTACTTCACTTTGGTATATATCCGTTTTAAAATCGTTTAGCATGACGCCTTTAAAAATGGTTGGAATGCCCGACAAGTCAAGTTTTTTAGCAATCTCTTGTTCTTTTATCTTCTGTTGGTAGCACTCACAAGGTTTTTGCCATTCAGGATTTTTAGTAACTTCTTTGAGTTGTTTGTTCAACTCGTTCGCTTTAGTGTTGTCATCACTTTGTTCTGCTGCATATATCTCCTGTTGCAACCGACGCTTTTCATTAAAGTAATAGTCAGGATTCATCTTTTTGTGGTAGTCAACAAACCAACGGAAGCCACTACCATCACACAGACTTTTAGGACATTTATCGCTAGGTGTTGTAATACAAGTGATATTATCCAAGTCCAGCGAGTTTAGCGCGTCTTTCCTGTTCTGCTCGATTTGCGGATTTTTTTGCATCATCTGTTGTAGTGTTGTGCTGATTGCCTCCAAGTTGCTGCGCCTCCTTTTTAGCTAATAGTTCGATAGATGTTACACCTTCATGTTTCCAGTTGCGTAATGTGCCTAAAGCGTATTTTTCTTTAGCTTTTACACGACCATCTGCTAGTGATCTGTTAAATGCTTCGATAATTAAATCAGCATCGTTGTAAGTTTCTAAGTAGAAATTAATGTCCTCTCTTAATTGCTCACTTGGGAAACGGTTCAATCTTGTTGTAAAGAAAGTAAATAATTTTTGAGATGAAACGGACGACTGACTAACTGTTTGTTGTATGTCTTTCTCTTTATCTATATCTAAGTCTTTATCTAGTCTTGTCTTAGTCTGTTCTGTTTCGTTACTTTGCGTTACTGTAACGTTACATGTATCGTTATCATCGTTTTTTGGTAACGGTAAAGCTTGTTCAGCTTTCTTTTTCTCACGATGTTTCGCAACCCTAGCAGCCGTTTGAAGTCTGATTTTCTCCATTCCATCAACGTTTTGGTGCTTCTCCCAGTTGTGAATACGGATGATTTCATTTTCATCGACTTCTACCATGCCGTATCTCTTAAATGCCTCTAAAGCCAATCTGACAGTATTTAATGGACGGTCAAATATAACGGCCATTTCTTCAACATTCATTGGGATGTTTTCACTTAACATGATGTAACCATTGCAATTTGCTTTGCCCGCAGCTGCCAACAACTTCACCCAAATGACTAAGATTGTATCGCCCTCTGGTAGCTTCTCAATCAAACGGATTTTAGTGTTATCAAACATGTCTGTACGTAGCTTAATCCAAGTGATTTCAGCCATTTGCCCTCGCCCCTCCTAAATGCTATTCCTCAACTTTTTGGTAATCGTATACATCGATGTCATCAACCTCTGCATTACGACTTACTTCATACCAATCAATTGCAGCATCTAAAATTTCATTTTGTTTCCTCTCACTTAGCGCCTCCCATTGTTCTTCTGTATACGGAACCTCAACTGAATAACCAGCTCTCAATGTAGCTATACCTTCAACTTTTAATTTAGACATGTTTCTCATCCTCCTGACCTTTGTATGGTTGTACAATAACCTCGTCAAAATGCTTTAGTTCATATTCGTAATCGTTATAAGAAGCAACTAGTTCTACCACTTCGGCAGTACGGATTATAAGGTTTGTTTTGTCAGGTTCCGCATGTTCTATTTCCATGCAGTGTTTTAAAGTTCTTATCAAATTTTCACGGGTACGTTCTATCCATTTCAGCCTTTCGTATTCTCCTATTGGCATTGTTACTGTTATCGGGTTTTCCATATCTAGCCCTCCATATTCGCAATATTCAAATTTTTAGTCACAGACTTATTCAGGAAATCCACATTAATCGTATTCAGGATTAGATACTTCTAAATCGCAATTCTCTTCATCAATAACAAGTTTTGCACCACTCGCATAAATTTTGAATAATGTTTCTTCCAGCCCACTTAGACCTTTCATAACAGCTTTGATGTCAAATTCATCAATTGAGCGATTTCTTCCAAAATCTTTCTCATTGATTTTGATCGAGTAAACTTTACCACTTTCATCTACATGCAATCTGTATTTGCAATCATATTCACTAATATCTTCTCTTGCGTCTAAAGCAATCCACCATGCTCCGTAAGGCTTGTCTATGTGAAGCGTCATTTCATGGCTTTCTTCATAACCTAGTTCATCTAAATCTTCAATTTCCTCTTTTAACTCTTTAACAATTTCTGATAATTTGTACTCTCGTTTCGAGTCAGATAACAGACCTTCAATTTGATTCTTTATTTTGGCAACGCCTTGGTTTGTAATCTCATCATCTAATTTGTCCTTAATAGCCTGTAAAATTAAATGATTGTATGTTGGTAAATTTAAATCATCAAAATTAATTTGTAGTGCTTCTTTAGCTTTAGATTTAAGGTCTTTAGAAAAGTCACTCCAACTTCCAAATAAGTCTTTAACAACATCATTTACAGTTGATTCTACGTGTTTATCAACAATCTCCTGAACCTTTCCTTCTGATTGCATTTTCGCTAAACTATCCATCACCATTTTATTTAAGTCCATTTAATTCTCCCTCTTTCGTTTTAAGGTATAAAAATCATCTTGCCTGTTGCCTCTGCTACTACTTAGCCAACAGATAATACAAACCATCTCTCGGGTCCCATACCACGCCTGATAACTTCAATTGGTTATAGGAACGTTTGAAAATATAGTCAATGTTCTCTCCAACCTTCAAGGTCCCATCAGCTTCAAGATGTTTATTAGGTATCCAAACGTTCTGATTTGTACCATTCAACGTGAATCTTTTTGCTTTAGCATGTTTATAAGCCCTTTGAATAACTTGTAATGGGATGCCTTTGTAATACTGAACTTTTAAATTTAGTTTTTGATCTTGTCTATATCGGTTCACTGTTGCCCTCCTATAAAAGCCCTTGCTCCCTCTCACAGACCGCGAAACTACCACTAACCTTCAACACCCTATAGTTTGGGTATCTAGTCATGTATCGAAGCACCAAGCGTCTAATTTCGTCGTTATCCTTCGCCTGCTCGAATATCCAAGCAGGCAGAAGGACTTTGTGTGGTACGTTATTCATTTATACCGCCTGTGGTGGCATTTTTTGTTGTGCTTGCTGTTGAGCCGCAGCAACTTGCATCATGCCAATACCTTCTCGAATAGCAACATCAGTTTTTTCACTATCCACCAGCCATTGAATGTAAGACATATCCTCTCGCCATATTTGTCCAAGTGTTTTACCTTTATGCTTACCAAAGGCCAATTGAATAGCTCCGGCCTCTTGTGGGTTTGTCGGCATTTGAATATTGCTACGATATGGTTGTTGATTTTGTTGTTGTGCTTGGCTACTTTGCTGTGAGTGTTCGTCATGAATTGCACCGTTACCATCGTCATCTTCATCTGATGTAATCCCAAATAACGCTGACAACGAGTAACGTTTCAAATAAGTAATAACCGAACCAGCACCCTGTGCATCTTGTTTAGCAGGAGTAGCGAATATTGGTTCTGATTCAATCCACTCACCTGATTCATGCATAAGTAGGGTTGTCACTCCTACACGTCCATTTGGGTCATTTAAAGGGAATTGGATGAACGATAATCCATATTCTCCGGAAGTCGCTGTAATGGCTTCTACGACGTTTTCTAAAGGTACATATTTAGATTTAAAGAAAGGGTTGTCCTTGTCTTTAAGAGGCTGTTTTACCTTTGCTTGAAACTGCGATAACGCTTTAGCTAACGCTGCGATTGATTCCGACTTTTTCATTAGTCATCCACCTCCACTTTAAATGTTGTCGTTCGAGGTTTTACTGTTACCCCTGGTACAACTTGTCCATTTTCATCCACTACAATTTCCTCATTACCTTGTTGGACTACCTTTAATGTTTTTTTGAGTTCGCCCCACTGTAATTTTCGAGAGGTATTTACTTCTACGTAAGGCAATTTATTAGCCACTACATAATTGAATAAAGCTTCATCGTCTAGCCTTTCTGGCTGTGCTTCGTTCGTTATGGATCGCACCTTACCGTATGGAGTCACAATACTTTTTCGTTCAGAATCGTTTGTTAGAACATGTGAATGGTATTCAATTATTTTTTGTTCAAAGATTGTAATATCACTAACCAAACCAGTACTTTCCCTTTTCTCCCAAGCATTAATGCGCTCTCGTTCTGCATCAGCCAATGATTTAATTTCATTCAATTTTGCATTGGCTGCATTGATTTTTCGTAATACCCAATTCAGTCCATCAATATCCTTAATGACGAATATCTGTTTTTCTTGTGGTTGCATTTCATTAAGTTCGTATAATTCGATTTCCTGTAATCGGTTCATTGAAATCCTCCTTTGCATTTGTATTTATGAGGCCCATGCGTTATAATCTAAGAAATATTTAGGTCATGGGCCACAATCAATCCTTTCCGTTGCACCGGATAGGATTATTTTTTTGTATGAGCAAAACCATAATGCTCCTCCACGTAAGCTATAACCTCTGAATCAGACATATCGTAAGTTGAATCATCCCTATATCCAGCAACCAAGTAATCACTGATGTTGTCGATGTGTACTATTGCATCACCGATTTCAAAATAAATTTCACTACAAGCTATGAAACTCCCAAAATCGTCGTACATATCAAATGAAATAGTAGGTTCATATGAAGGTACTGGATACTCAATGCGACCAAGTACAATCGGATTTTCTACAAGTAAGTTCACGCAATCGCCTCCATCTGTTTACGTAATACTTCAGCGTATGAAGCTGTTACATAAGATGTGAAGCGAACATTATCTTCAACTGCTACTAGCGTGAGTATGATTCCGTTAAACTCGCTGATGATGTCGTACTCACTAAATCGTTCTTCAAATACGTCCGTTTCAATACGGATTTCTTTCATCTTGTGCTTAAATGGTGCAACGCTCATGTTCTCACCTTCTTTCTGATGGCATAACCACCAATCTACTTACAACACGTCATGGCGTTGGCTATTGCTGTCGCTCAGGGCTTAAATTTACCCGTCTTGGCGTACTCCGCTCGGTTTATATAAGTAGATTGCTAGTCCCATCAAGCAGCTTGTAAATTCCTTAGAGGAAACGGCTAACCAACCATTTACAAACTGCTTGACGAGAGCGAGTTTCGACTCGCAAACGTCGTAATTTGTGTTATAATAGATTTGTATATGTTGTATCCGCTGTTTAATCGTTGCATCCGATTAAGCAGCTTTTTTATTGCCAACATGTGACAATCACTGGCACTCCGATAACTATCGTTGTTATCAACGCACCGATACAAAATTTCTTGTGTGACTCTGATACATCTTCTTCCGGTAAGTAAAAATAGTTATCAAGCCATTTCCACAACCTTATTCACCACCTTCGCTAATATCCCATCTTTATTAAGAGCTTCAACAGTTGCCCATAACCCTTTTTGTCTATGAAGTGTTTCTAGTTGTATCAACGAATTATGTAGGTCTTGTTCTAGTTGTTTTGCTATGTTGATTTGACCTTTGCGTGTAAGCATTCTGATTTCAGTAGTTAGATCATCGACACAAGTTATTTCTCTACTAATCTGTTGGTTTAATTTTTCTAAAGCATCCAATTGAAAAATCCTCCTATAAACATTGGTACTGTTTGTGATAAGTGTGTAATAACATTTGCTATTTCCATTCCAAACATCATTGCTGTTCCAGCAAGCTCCGAATTGGTAATTTTCAACCATGAAGCGAAGGTGAAAATATCTATTGTCTTTCTGCCACTTTCTAATTTGCTGATAGCTGATTGTGTACTATCTAATCGCTCCGCCATTTCCTCCTGAGTAATATTTGCATCGATGCGGAATTTCTTTAGCATCTTTCCGACTTTCGCAAAATCTGTAACCATATTTCTTTGCCCCTTTATTCCAATTTCGAATATATTCATTAATCGAATACTAATTTCTACCAAGTTAACTTAATATAGTGATAAGAGGTTGATTTGCCCCAACCTCTTACTAGATTGGTAGTTTGACGAGGCCATTTGCCCTGGCCTCTCCTAGCTTGCTCTTAACTTATTAATTGATTGAACCTGATTCGTATTTTGTTCAATCCATTCAAAAACTAAATCTCTTGGATACCTTCCGTGTATGTGTTCAAACTTAGGGAAGGTTTCAATCTTGGTTAATTTATAAATTGCATTACGTTCACACTGAAATATTTCGCAAAGGTGCTCTTGTCTCAACATGTGAGGGTATTTGTTGATCGAAATATTTTTAAAAACTCGTTCAATTTCTTCGCGTATAATTAGTCGTATTTTTTCGAAAATATTAGATATGAAATTTGGGTCAAACATAATAACCCTCCTGTCTTTATTTAAATTGCAAACTCGTTATCACCACGTTTTAGCTGGTCACTTGTATACTGAAGAACGGCGATGATTTCATCTAGTTCCTCGTAATCAAGCGAGATTGTTACACCAGGTTTTTCTTCATAATTATTTTTTGAAGTTTCTTGTACTTCATTTAATTCAACCAGCGCAAGAGCGTTATCTTTATTGATATCAACAGAAATACCAAATGATTCAGTTAATAGTGTTTGTTTTCTTAGTAGCTCTAACATTAAGCTCCCAACCCTTCTGCGTTTATTGAATACTTGATAGCCATTTCTTTAACGACTGCTAGGTAGATTTCAGTTAATCGTGCATCGTCAGCAATAACATCAAGTTTTGTTACTTTATCCAACTTAGATTTAGTAATTCCGTTTAAAGCCATTTCTTTTCTACGGTTACTTAAGCGAATATCGAGCTTGCAACGACCTCGTTCTTCTAAAATTTGATAACTTTCATTGCGAACATTTCGGTATGCCTCGAATCCACCGCGTGAAAGAGCTATCTTATTAATGAGATTCGTAACCTTCTTGCGCCATTCAGTCGGGTTAAGTGCGATAATTTCAGCAATATTGTCTTGCTTTGTTTCTAATTGCAATTGTTTTTCTTCTACAGCATTTAAACGGCGTTCTTGTTCAACACCTTGCTGTGCCATCATGGCTATTAATTCGGCAGTTGTTGGTTGCATTAGTTGCCGTTCCATCTCGTTGAATGCTTGGATATATGCAAGTTTGAATTGGATAGCTTTTTGGCCGGTGAAACCCATTGCTAATAAAGTAAAACCATCACGATTCATATAAAACATGCGATATTGTTGTTTATTTTGTGGATGTTCATAGGTGCCTTCGCGGAAGTAATTATGGGCTTCCTCATTTTTGAGGAGACCCTCAATTTCACGCAAAACATTGTCGTGACGTTTTTCGAATGATTCTGCAACTTGTAACGATGTAGTTACAGCTTGTCTATTTTGAATGATTACTAGATTCATGATAAAACCTCCAGTTTTTGATTTTTTCCAATATCTGATAAATTAGCAGCAGATTGGTGATATAAGGATGTTCAAGCCGTCATTTGTGCATTTTTTGCACAGATTTCACTAAAAAAAATCGTCCAGTCTATGCCTAAAACTTTTCCTATTGCTTGTGCAACTTTTACACTTGGACGTAGACCATTTTCTATTTTTGTATAATATGAACGTTCTATACCGATTAACACAGCTACTTGTTCATGTGATAAATCAAGTATCTTTCGTTGTTTCTTTAAAACTTCAGGAAACATATCAGTACCTCCTTTGTGCATTTCTTACACATAGTATATCGTGCATTTTTTGCACAGTCAATACTTTTTGTGTAGTTTTTTCACAAATTATTTATTGTGCAAAAAATTCACTTATAATATAAACAATAGAAAGGAGCGTACTGCATGAAATATGGCGAGGTATTAAAAAAGCTACGAACAGAAAAAGGTTTATCTCAAAAAGAACTAACTGAACGCCTTATGATAAATAGATCAACATATGCTCGTTATGAAACATCATCTACTCAACCTGACTTTGATACTTTAAGTAAATTAGCTGACTTTTATAATGTATCTGTGGATTACCTTTTAGGTAGAACTGCTAATAGGGAAGCTTTACATACACAAGCTGGCATCTCAGATGATGATTACAACAATCTGAGTGCATACCAAAAGGAAGTTATTGATTTCTTTTTAAATAGAGAAGATTTGTTCTTTAAAAACCAACCTGAAAATTTACTTGATGCATTAGAACAATTTGAAGTTTTCTACGAAGTATTAAAACGACAACAAGAAAATAAGAAGTGATTTTACATTCTTATGTAGACTTTCCAGACATTTTAAAATTCGCCTTTTCAGTGGTGGATTTTTTTGTTACTATAAACAGAACATACGTTTGCAAAAGAGGGATACTATGACTTTTGTTTATACTCACTTAGAAGATTACATTAGAGACCTTTATATAAGTATTGGTGTAACTAGGCCAGAACATTTAGATTTAAAAATAATCGCAACGCGCCTTGGATTTTCTTTATTCTTTTCACCATTTGATTCAACCAATATTGGTAATGTAATTTTTATAGACACTAGATTATCAAGAGAGGAACAGTGGCAGGAGTTTGGTCATGAACTATGTCACGGAACTCAACACTCTGGTAATCAAGCAAAATCCCCTCCTTTGTTTAGGGAGTATCAAGAGTGGAAAGCTAACAATTTTATGTATCACGCATGTGTTCCAACATTTATGCTAAATAAAATTGTTCTACCTTCAAACAAAGAAAAAGCTATTTTCTTAATACAGAAAACTTTTAATGTTGAATACTGGTTTGCTGAAAAACGATTAGACCAGTATTTAAATAACCATTTTCAATCAGCAAATATAAATATAAGAATATACAGTTAGTTAATAATGGAGGAGATTGTATGGCTTCTATTCAAAAATATGAATTACAGAATGGGAAAGAACGGTGGATGTATGTAATTGAAAATGGTACAAATCCCACTACTGGAAAACGAGAACGTATTGTTAAAAGAGGTTTTCTAAAAGAAAAAGATGCTGTTAAAGCTGCTAGAGCTATGGAATACGAAATAGATAAATGGAATTTAGATTTTAAAAATAAAGCAACCTTTCGTAATCTAGGAGAAGAATGGTTTGAACGTTATGTAAAAAGTGGCGTAAAAAACAGTACTATCCGTTCGAAGGATTACCATTTAGATAAACTTTTTGAAGGTTTTGGACATGTTAAAGTTCAAAATCTAACTCAGGACGTTTATCAAAAATTCCTTTTTAAACTGCATGAGGAGTTATCTTATAACACTTTGACAAATGTTCATGGCACCGCTAAACAAGTATTCAAATACGCACGAGAGAAGAAAATCATACTAGATGACCCTACAGAATTTACAATTGTTCCAAAACGTATAAAAACTGTCGAAGAAATTGAAAACGAGGCCATCACCGATACATACTTTGAAAAACATGAATTAAAGGCTTTTTTAGACGTTTGTTATCAGAGTGGTAAAATAGGTGATTATGTATTTTTCAACACGTTAGCATGGACAGGGATGCGCCCAGGAGAGGCGTTAGCATTAAAGTGGTCTGATATAGATTTTGAACAAGGCACCATCAACATCACAAAGACACTTTATAATCCGAAGAATAAATTCGATCAATTCGAACTGACACCACCTAAAACCGAAGGATCCATTCGTAAAATCGATATAGAAGAAGAACTTGTTGCTTTGTTAATTGGTCATCAGTTAAACCAAAAAAAGATTAAAACCATTCACGAAAGACATTATAAAGATTTTGATTTCGTTTTCTCACGTCTTTATGGTGAATTCATGGGGTATCCTTGGTATTTAAGAATCGTTAACAGGCATATGAAGTTGATATTGAATAAAATGCAGAATTTTAATAAACAACTAACACCCCATTCGTTTCGACATACTCATACTTCACTTTTGGCCGAAATTGATGTACCGTTAGAATTAATAATGGATCGATTAGGTCATGATGATGAAGATACAACTAAAAAAATATATCTACATGTTACTCAAGATAGAAAAAAAGAAGCCTCAGAAAAATTTGGCAAATTGATGAGAGAACTTCAAAAAACATGA